TTGCGCTGCTGTGAGCACGGCTCCTGCGGTAAAATCTGGTGGTGTTGCCATTATGGATAGCCCAATCTGTTTGTGTCAAGCACACCATTTGATGCGCTATCAAGGATAAAAAAATCACCCGGGAAAGGCGAAAAGTAACAAGTAACTCTTGCCTGATCAGGTGTCATAGAAACTTCTACACCTTCAAGACTAACCTTGTAAGTCGTGCCACGAAAGGTTATAGAGCCAGTCTCGCCTAAAAAGTGGGTATTCATTAGCGCCATGTTTAAGGCTGTGCTGTCCACGGCTGTTGTGGTTGTAATTGAGAACGGCCCGATAGTTGGCTTTGTCGTGCGATTGTAAACAATTGCCGCAAGGTCATTAGACCAGTCTGTTTCCATGCTGTTAGTAGTCCACAAAAGGGTTGTGTAGGGCGCAAAACTGTTGTCATAATAACCACCATTTAGCGGTATTGGGTTTGGTATTGGGTCACCAGTCGGAAGGTCATCAAAGAGATTATTTCCTGTACTGACTAAAACGAAGCTGTAATTGTTTTGGTTACCAGTCAGAAACTCAATGCCGTCATATTTAATTGAGCCTGTATCGGAAAAAGTAAAATTACTAGCTGAAACTTCTGATAGTCCTGCATCTCTTAGCCCTACCATAAAATCTCGTGGGCCGTAGCCGGGGTTAATGCCACCGAGGCTAGGGTCGGCCACTGTTACCACTCTTTCATTGTCGTAATCAGAAAAATAGTATGGGCTAGTTCTAGCAAGTTGGTTTAAGGTGTCAAGTCCTGAGCCGCTAAAAGTAACAAATTGGGCTTCAAAAAGTAAAACAGGCCATTGAAATCGGTTGCCTATGTACTCAACTTTGGTGTTAAACAGCACCCCACAAAAATTGTCAAAAAGGCTTAAAATACTTCGGGTCGGCAATGCCTGAAATACTCCAACACCGCTAGTTTCATACTGACCAATAAGACCAAGAGCGCCACGGACTGTTATATAAATACGGTCACCCGGAGCGCTGTTAGTAGCACTGGTGTAAGGAATGTCGTACTGCCTGAGAACGTCTGTAACTTTCCCTACGAAATACGCTTCCGATGCTGAACTATTAGTGGCACGAATATCTATGTAGTTGCCCACTGTTGGTATTAACGCGTCATTGGTTGGGGCAAGCATTTCTATGGTCAAGTTGCTAGAAGCAAAAGGGTCGGAATAACGCTGGCGTCCGCGGTTAAATTGCAGGTTTTGTATGCCAGCAATGGTGGTGTATGTGCCATCCATTGTTGTGGCCACATTGACTGTGGGGGGCGTGAAGGGCATTACGAAGCAATCCGAATAGGTATTGAACCGTTGGTAGCCATGTACTTACGAAGTGCAGCTACTACGGCTTGTGGGTCGCCACCATTGACGTTGATAGTGACATTGTTGCCCATGCCACCCATTTTGTCTAACGGGATGACAGCCTCTGGGCCTGCCTCACCGATGAGCCCCATTATTGGACGCGTCACGATGCCGCCATCGGCCATGGCTTTGTAATCAAGACCTGCAGGGTTAGCACCACCAGCGCCGCCACTGTCACCACCAAGCCTGCCAAAACTGACAGAGCCAATAGGGCTGATATCTTTGCCGGGCTTAATAAGGTTGATGCCCTTAATGACCAAGTTAATCATTTTGATATAGGCGTTAGCCATGAACTCAAAATAGCCAGCGATTCCATTGACAACTGTTTGTACCACTGATCTAAAAGTCTCAAATTTTTTGTAAGCAATAACTAAAGCACCACCTAAAGCAACAATGCCAGCCGTAATCAGTACAGCAGGGTTTAGAGCCATGGCGGCATTAACTACAAGAATACTGCCCGCTAATACACCAAAAGCAGCTGCAGCAGCCGTGATCAGTGTTGGGTTCTCTTGTGCCCAAGTAGCAAACTTTTGCAGTACTGGCAGAGCCTTTTCAAGTATTGGTAACAGTGCTGCACCCACACCCTCTTTGGCTTCACCCAAGGCAACGCCTAAACGCTTCATTGAGCCTGCAGCAGTTTCAGCAGACTCAGCAGCGGCACCACCAAAAGTGTCAGACATTGCAGCCATAACCTCTTCAAGATCAGCGCCGTCTTTTATCATGTCGCGCAACTCTGGGGACAGTTTGGCTAGGGCAGTCATGTTGCCGCCATACGCCCGTTCCATGGCTTTTGTGGCAGATTCGAGGCTGACATTTTTGCTTATTGCTATGTCTTGCGCAAGGTTGGCTAGTTCTTGGGCCTTGGTAATGTCCTTAGTGGCACGTACTAATCCAGCAAGCGCTGGGCGTAACTCATCATCTGTAGTGCCTTTAAGTTTGCCTTGGGTGGTTATGTAATCTTCCATGCCCTTAATTTGGGCATCGGTAGCGCCAGTTGTTTTGCGTAGCTGACGCGCAAGAAGTTTCTGTGCCTGCTCATCTTCCATGGCACCTTTAACAGCATCACCGAGACCAGCAACTAAACCACCAAGGGCAACGGCTGCGTATTTGTTGGCTTTGCCTAGGGCGTATTTCGCTTTGGCTTGTGCGCCTTCGAGATCGCGGAAACCCTTTTCGGCCTCTTTTAGTCCCTTCGGGTTGAATTGGGTAACGATTGGTAGATAAATAGCCATTATGCAGCCTGCCTTGCTTTAAGTGCCCGATTAGCGTCAGCGATAACTTCATCAACAGCCTTCATAATGTCAGCGGTGCCTTGCTCTTGTATGAACTTGCGTGATCGCCATAAGCCGCGCTGGGGTCTGCCAAAGACGTTAGTAAGCAAGCGTGAAAAGTCGCTATTGTTTTTAGAGCCAGCCTGTGAAAACAGTGCACCAGCTGCGTTTTTTTGCACCAATGTGACTAGTGGTGTGATGCCTTGACCACGGGAACGGCCACCAACCATAATTTGCACGCCTTTGTCCACTTTGGCTTTGTCGTAGCTCAGACGGCCTTTGTTTTTCCAGCCGTGAATAACAGAGATACCAATCTCGGCAGGAAACTGCTTACGGCCTTCCTCAAGCATTGCCGGGCTACTGGCCTTAATTTTGGCGGCTGCCTTAAAACGTGCAGACTTGTCTAACTTGCTCAGCTCTGACAGTGCCTGCTTCAAGCCTGTAATTTCTACGCTTGTATTGAGGCTCATGGCTTGCGGCTTTCGTTTAACAGCTTGATTGTGGTATTCAAGTCGGCTATGTCAAACTCTACAGCAGGTGGCCACCAGCCTGTGGCTACTAGGAGACTGGCTAGGGAATGGCGGTAGGTTCCGCTTGGGTAGGGTTTGCAGGATCATTGTCCACCACTTCCAAAGTCACTAATCGGCGGATGAAATCATCGAGCACTGCTGGCACTGTGATGCCTGCCTGTTTGCTTGACTCGTAAGCCATAAAGGCTAAGTCCTCAATGCTGATGCCTTGCTCACTGATGGTGCTGGACTTGCGCTTGTATTTGCGTTCCCATTGCACAACAACGTACAAACTGGTGGTAACTAGGTACGGGCCTTCGCCTGTATCCACGTTAAGTGTCAATTTCATGTCGGGTTCCTTTGGTTATGGGGCTGTGATATCTCGCACGTAGGTGCCGCCAATAAACGATGCTGTGACCATACTAAGCTCGGCCACAGAACCTGTTATCGGTGTAAAATCAACTAATTGCATATTGGAAATCACGTATTCTGGATTACTGGCAGACTCTGTGACACCTGATGGCGAGATGGTTAGCTCAGTAGTTCCTGTGCCAAGGTTGGCAAACAATGTGGCTTCAACTTCGCCAGCACCATAAGAAAGATACATTTCAAGCTCTACAGATACGGTCTGCAAGCCTGGCACAAAACGATGGCCAGTGTCACCGAAAGCAGTGCTCTCGAGACTGTCCACTCCGACTGTGACTGTCGCGCTACGGCACTGATCAGTTAAATCAACTTTTGCACCACCAGTGGTAGGGGCGAGATTGACTGTTGGGTTTGTGAGATATGTCGAAGTGGCCACGTTAATGCTCCTGTGTTAAACGGTGCCGGGTGCCGTATCTGTTGTTAGTTCTAGCAGATAATACTACTGCAGTGGGGTATCTCATTGCTTTTGTGCCTGCATAGCCATTTGCAAATCGTAGGCAGGATAAGTAGCGCCACCCATTTCTAGCGATGACGGCTGGCCAGCCATGATTACAACTGACGAGCCTAGGACTGTGGCCACGATGCTGAGGATGTTCTCGAGCACGCCTTGAGCTGCTGTGCCACTGCCAATAATCTTGACTGGGATAGTTACGCGGATGATGTTGCCACCACCAGCGACAGTCTCAAAACTTGGGGCATCAAGAAAGACACAGTTAGGCACAATCTTGGTGGGGTCGCTAACTACGCGCAAGCCTGATACTGCTACCAGTGTGGCTTTAAGGTCGGCCATAGCCTCGTTGAGAAGCCCTGTGGCAGGCATTAGGCAACCTGTGGGCGGTCTATGCCCAAGAGCTGTTTAATCATCGGCGTCATGGCACTGACGGGTGCGCTACCCATACCATCAAACGTGGCAAAGGTGTCCTGCACAGAGCCTCGCGCGCGCCACAATGCAGCTGCATACATTTTCGTACCCAACGAAACATCGTGCCCCGGCGAGACAGTCAAACTGTCAAAATAGCCAGACTCTTGCCTACGCCTATAGCAGAAATCATTAGCTGCATTAGTGGCTTGTGTAGCAAGCGTGTAGTCATCACTGGGGTTAGTGATATCTACGCCAAGATATGTAATCAGTGAAGCCGTTGTAATCCATGTGCAGTCCTGCGTAAAAGTGATAGTGCCAGCCGATGCAATGCGGCCAACGTCTGTGCCGGTACAAGCAAAGAGCACCTGGTTAGGGATGCTGACATTGCTATTGAATAACAGGTCACCTTCTGTGTCTATGCCGATGTACTCATACTTGGGCATGGCATAAACCACAAAGGTGCCGTTAAAGGGTGCACCGATAGCGCTAACAGTGATGGATTGCCCCACCTCTATTTCAGTATCGGTCAGTGTTTGTAGCACTGCATAGTTGTCTAGCAGTTGCTTGAAAGTGACTGTGTATGTAGCCATCGGCGGTAGCCGCCTTTCTGACTAGGCGACTACGATGCCTTGAATGAAGCTGGACTTAGCAACGAAAGTTGCAAAGTAACCGTAGTAAGAGAACGTGCGGCTCAACGTGCTTGGGTTAGCGATCGAGAGAACGCCTTGCTGTGCTTCGTAGATTTCAAAACCAGGTGCGTAAACAACAAGCATTGTTCCTGATGCAAAGTTGTTATCAACAACAACATCAAGACCGAGCACGTTCATGCTGGTGTACTGCATTCCTGAAACATTGCCGATTGAGTTTGTGGTCATCATGCCGTTGGCGTTGTAACCAAATAACGGCCTCTTGTCCGCGTCTGTTTGACGGCCAAGCAACTCCCAAACATCTGGTGACACGCACAAGTGAGTTGGGAAGTAGTTGCTGTCCTCAGCAATTTCGCGCGCTGCGTCATACAAAGAGCTAATCAATGTTGTCGGGTCTGCAGCGGTGACAGTCCAAGTAGAACCTGAAGCTGTTTTACCAGCAACAAGTGCATCGGCTGCAATGTTGTCCGTTGCAATGAGGTACTCACCAGCAAGGTCATTGAGAATGAGGTTCATTGATGATGGGTCTGTGAAGTCCATGTCCTGCATTGTGAGCGTTACTTGACCAGCAACAGTTGCCTTAGTAACCGTGTTAGAAGCAATGACCATGGTTGTAGCAGAAACTGCTGAGCCTTCGGTCTGTGTGGCTGCTGAGGTGTGGGTTGTGATGGTTGGTCTCACAAAGGTTTTGCTTGGGGTGTTCGGCATTGAGCGAGCACCAAAAGCTGAGACAACTGGACGGACAAAATTTAGGTCTTGAAACAGAGGGCCAAGCACGGGGACTGGAAGCAATCCGGGTGTATCAGTTGTAAGCACATCGCCAGCAGCTGCTTGAAGTGCTGTTTGCTGATCGCGTACTGCTTCCTTAAATGCTGCGTTTACATTCTGGAAGGTGTCGCCACCTGCGTGCATTGCTGCAAGGTATTCGCCGGGTGTTGGCATAGCAAACTTGCGCTTTGGCTGGGCAAAAATAGACGATGCTTCGATGACTTCTGGGGCTGGTGTTTCTGACACTGGGTTCTCCTGTGGTTCTGTAACTTCAGGCTCATCGGGTGCCGTTTCTGTATTATTGCTCAAATCATCCTCGGATGTGGGGATACTCGCTGCAACATCTGTGATGGTAGCACCGCTAAACGCTGGCTGTGGTACAAGTGACAACTCCATCCAGTCGGCTGCTTCCACGATCATGACGCCATCCTCGTTGTACGAGAACTTGGTCGGATTTACGCCAACGCTTACAGAGTCTAAAACTCCGTCAGCTGCCAGCACTAGTGCTTCATCGCCAAGGGCTGTCGTTGAAACTTTCGCTGTGAAGTACATAGCCTCTGGGCTGTCGGCGCGCTCGGTCACAAGGCCAATAGCCTGAGAAGCGTCATGGCTCATATAAAGCTTGGGTGCTTTGCCTTCTGTTGGCAGTGAGCCCGGCAAAAAAGAAACTGTCTGGCCACCTGAGACTGTGGCCTC